ATAAATTAAGAGAGGATATCATTGTATATCTATTTGCTCATCCAGAAACTCATTACGATGAGGGAGGATTCTCTACAGAGAGAATTGGAGTACAAGGTAAAATGCTTGAGCGCTTTGTGCCTGAGTCATTTAGTTCTATTGTGTTTTATGCAGAGATTGTAAAAACACCTGGACAACCAAATCGTCACATATTTAGAACCTTAAATTCAGGTACGGATACGTGCAAAACTCCTATTGAAATGTTTGAAAACGCTGCTATAGACAACGATCTAATAGAAGTAAACAAATCAATAAGAGACTATTATTCAATTTAATAAATAACCAATAAAAAGTAAAACAATGCAAGATTTAATTTGGGATGCAGTTCCCGCACAAAGAAAAAAGAAAGAAGAGTCATTTTCTGTATCAACAATGACAATGTCAGCAATCGCTAAAGTAGGCGCTGGTAGAAAGTTTAGTTTTAATAAAGCTGCGCAAGTTGCTTTAGGAATTGACGGAGGAGATAGAGTTTCTTTCGGATTTACAACTGATGGTGCACATATCTTTGTTCGTAAAGTCGAAGGAGATAGTGGATTTAAGTTAACTCAAACTTGTACTATTAGTGATAAGAAAACTTATGAGTTTATTGCTAAAAGATTAGGGTTAAACACTGATGTTGAAAATCATTTTGATATTAATCCTTTAGAAGGATACTCTGAGTTAGTTCTTAGAACAGAAGCTGTTGAAGAAGTATTAGAGTTTAATACTACGGATGTAGGAGAAGTATCTGACGAAGAAGATATGGATGCTGACTTAAGTACTATTCCTGAAGTACCTGAAGATGGGACTCTTTACCGAGAAGAAGCTGTACAAGCAGCTTTAGAGATTCAAGAAACCGAAGAAGAATCTGACGGAGAAGTTTGGTAATTAGTAGTTAATAGTTAATAATTTTAAATAAATAATAAGTATGTTCAATTTAAATGACGCATCTTTTGATGCCGCAGAAGGTAAAGCAATTTTCAATGACGGAAATGCAGGAGTAGCAGAAAATATCACTATGGTGGTAGAGAAGAAAAAGCCAGAGGATAAGCCTAACTCTCCTGATTACAAATTAACTTTTACAGATTCAAATGGTGGATCTTGTAATACAAGTTTTTGGTATGTAGATAAAGACACAGAGTATTCTACAATTGCTGAACAAATCCAAAAGCAAGGTAAAGTGTTAAAACATGTAATCCATGCTATTTATGGAGATGATTATCAGTTTCCTAATGGATTTAACAGTGCTAAAGAATTGTTAGATGGTTGTATGTTGTTAATCCGTACAGGATTGGCTACAGGTGGCAAGTTCCGTGTATTTGCTAACTACGGTTCCACTCAAGGAATTAAAAAGTATATCCAACCAAGAAGTTGGGTTCCTTTTGTAGAGCCAATGAGTGTTACTATCGCTGATACTCGCCTAAAAGCAGGTAATATTGATGCAATGGCACGTATTCAAGAAGATTCAATTAGTGGAGCAAAAACTGCAAATGCTAATGATCTTATTGCTGGTGATGACTGGTGATCAAAAAAATAATTAATTTTGAGAGGGACTCTAATGTCCCTCTCATTTTTTTATGAAAGAAATAAATCTAAATTCCATAGTATTTAATAGACAAATTACAAGAGAAGATATTCTTAAATGTTGTACTCAAGAAGAAATATATTCATTCTATTTAGGAGAAGATATTAAACATTTGGGTATATTCCATAGTCCTTTAAGAGAGGATAATATTCCATCTTTTGCATTGTATTTCCATAAAATAGATAGAAATATCTTAATGTTTTATGATTTTGCTACTAAAGATTGTGGTGATTTTGTGGTGTTAGTAATAAAACTTTTTAACTTAAATTACCCCGAAGCACTTAAGAAAATAGCGTATGATTTAGGATTATCTAATTTTAGTGTAGATGCTTCTAAGCAAATTATACAATATACTAGAATAGTGAATAAAGAGAAAGTCAGATTGGGAATCAAAATTAGACCTTGGAGTCTAAAAGACAAACAGTACTGGTCTTCTTTCGGTATAAAGAAAGCTACTCTAGAAAAGTTCAGTGTTTATGCTATTAGTTATGTTTTCTATAACGACGTTGCTGTTAAAACAAGTGAGCTAGCTTATGCTTATGTGGAAATTAAAGATGAAAAGGTTAGTTACAAGATCTACCAACCTTTAGAGATTAAGATTAAAAAATGGATTAATAATGCAGACTATTCTGTACATCAAGGATACATGCAACTTCCTGAATCAGGTGACTTACTAATTATAACTAAATCCCTGAAGGACGTTATGAGTATTCACGATTGTTTAGGCATAGCTGCTATTGGCTTACAGTCAGAAAGTGTTATGATGAAAGATTCTGTAATGGATGAATATAAATCTAGATTTAAGAAGGTAATTTGTCTATTTGACAATGATGAAGCTGGTAAGAAATTATCAAAGAGCTTCACTGAAAAGTATAATATCCCTTATTTCTTTGTACCCGAAATGCCTAAAGTAACTGACTTCAGCGACTTAGTAAAGGCTGTAGGTATCATAGAAGCAGTAGATATTATTAAATTAAAAATTAAAGACTATGAATAAAGCAGATACGCTAGGTAAAACTAGTAAAGATTTGATGATGAAAGAGCCCTATTACGGGCTTTTTTTAATTATGTTGAATAAGGTTTGGAGTGAAAGGTTACCCACGGCTGGCGTTAGTAAAAATGGTATTAATTATCAGTTAGCTATAAATCCAGAATTTTGGGAAAATCTAAGTGACGAACATAGAATGGGCCTTTTGAAACACGAGCTATTGCATATTGCTTTTGGTCATCTTAGTATATTCTTTAAGTTTAGTGACAGGAAGTTAGCCAATATTGCAATGGATATGGAGATAAATCAATATATCCAGTCTGAATGGTTACCTGAAGGAGGTATTGATATTAACAATTATCCAGAATTAAATCTTGACAGAAAAGCAGGTTGTAGATATTACTATGACAAGCTTAAACAAGCTAAAGATGAGAAGGATAAAAACGGCACTAGTGGAAGCCCAGAATTTGACAAACTGTGTGATAAACTAGATGGCAACGGTGAGGGAAGTCCTGGAGAAGGTAACGGTTTACCTGACCATAGTACTTGGGAAGAGTTTGAAGATTTAACAGAAGCAGAGCAAAAGCTTATTGATAAGCAAGTGCAAAGAATAATGAATAATGCTAAAAATCAAACTTTAAAAACAAAAGGCAATATTCCAGGAGAATTAAATGACAAAATTATACTAGAAGAAATAATTGCACCTAAATTTAATTGGCGAGCATATATACGCAGGTTTACTGGAGTTAGTACGAAGATATTTACTAAAAAAACCCGCAGAAAAGAAAACATAAGATTTTCTGATAATCCTGGTATAAAGATTAAAATGCGCCAAAAGATGCTATTAGCTATTGATACTTCTGGATCAGTGAGTAATGATGAACTCACAGAGTTTATGAATGAGATTTATCACATTTATAATGCAGGAGTTGACATTACCGTAATTCAATGTGATACTGCTATTACAAGTATTGCTGAGTATAAAGGTACTTTTGAGCTAGGAGTAATAGGTAGAGGAGGGACAGAATTTGACCCTGTTTTAAAGTATTATATGGAAAACCGTCAATTTACCAGTTTAATTTATTTTACTGACGGTGAATGTAATACTAGTCTAAAACCTAGTAAACAAATATTATGGGTAATATCGGAAAGATCACAGTTAAACACTAGTCTTCCTGGTAAAGTAATCAAGTTAGAACAAATACAATTAAATATTGACGAATTAAAAGGCTTCATGGGCCATATAATTAGTAATAATCAATATATTCAAGCTAACGGTAAAGTACCTGTAGCAGTGAATGTAGAAGGCGATGCGGGCCTCGGCAAAACTTCATCTATAAAACAATTGGCCAAAGAACATAACATGGATGTTATTTTCTTAAATCTAGCCGAATTCGAAGAATTAGGTGATTTAATTGGCTTTCCTGTTAAAGAATTTAAAGTTAAAAATGCTGAAGGAAAAGTATTGTGGATTACTGAACAAGAAATCGAGACTGCTACTCAAAAAGGGTATAAAGTTGTAGATAAAAGAATGACGCATGCTGCTCCTGAATGGATTCAAGGTAAAGGTGAAGGTGGCTTCTTAATCTTAGATGACTATACTCGTGCGGACCATAGATTTATGCAAGCTACTATGTCTCTAATAGATCAGCAGGCTTATGCTTCATGGAAATTGCCTAAGAACTGGCACATTGTTCTTACTACTAATCCAGACAACGGTGATTACAATGTTACAAGTCTAGATATTGCTCAAAAGACAAGATTTATTTCTGTTGAAGTAAAGTTTGATGAGAAAGTATGGGCTAAGTGGGCAGAAAAATCCCAAATAGACAGCAGATGTATCAATTTTATGTTGATGAATCCTGAAGTAATTACTCAAAGTGTTAATCCAAGAGCAATGACTACTTTCTTTAACTCTATTAGTTCTATTAAAAAGTTTGATGATGAGTTGCCTCTAATTCAAATGATTGGTGAAGGTAGTGTTGGTGCAGAGGTTTCTACATTATTTTCTATGTTCATTAATAATAAATTAGATAAAATTATTTCTCCTGAAGACATTATGGAAAAAGAGGAAAAATATGTTTTAGATACTTTAAAAGGGATGATTGGTGAAGAAGATGAGTTTAGAGCAGATATTTCAAGTGTTGTAGCAACTAGATTAATTAATTACTCTTTGATGTATGCAGAAACTAAAAGTATTACTGCAGAAATGATTAATCGCTTATCTATTATCTCTACTACTTGTACTTCTTTCACAGATGACTTAAAGTATTATATCATTAAAGAACTGTTAAATGGTAATAAGAGTAAGTTTAGTAAATTAATGTTAAACCCAACAGTCGCTAAAATGGCTATAAAGTAAAAAACTATGGAGAATTTTTTAATATTTGAAGTTGATGAATTTTCAACAAACTATGATGGAAAAGGTAATTTAAACATAGAAAGGTTTAATATTACACTAGATACAGGAGTAGCATTAGATGCTGCAACTAAAGCTCACTTAGCTGTTTCAACTGATGAATATATTCCTAAGATTGGGGATAAGTTGTACTTTCTACCTGGAGTAAATATTCCTAGAATAAAATTAAAAAATCTTATTCTAGATTATAATGTTACTGTAGTTAGGAATGTCAAAGATTCTACAGCAGTATTTGGTAGTAAACATTCTATTAGTAAAATGATGACTACTAAATGGTACTATTCTCTTAAGACAGAAGATTTTAAAGCATGTTATGAAGCACTTAAACCGCATTTAAATGCTAGAGCTATTGAAAACATAGATACTGCTTTAGAATTTTATACAGGAGAAGTAGTATATTCAGATTGGTCAGGTATACAAAGAATTTGTACAGAAGAATTTGCTGTGTATAAATCACTTATTCAAAATCCTGGAAGTGTTGCTGAGTCTAATAGAGCTTCTAAATATTTAGAAATAATATCTGAAGAATACTATAAATTACTATCAGATTTAAATGGTAAAATTATTCTAAATGACGGTAGTTTAGTAGATAAATTAAATGGGGATCAAGCAATTGTAATTAATTCTGAAGTTTATGATCAATTAGAACAAATGTTCCAAAGTACAGATACAGATAATCATGTACTTGCAATGGAAATAATGGCTAACAGTAATTATAAACAAAGTTTGCTCTACATGCATTTGCTATTTAAAGAGTATCATTATAAAATTGCTAATTCTAATACTAAGAATCATGTAAACTTTAAGAGTTTATTAGCTTATTTAGGCAAGGATAATTATTCTTTGCGTAGTGATTTAGATACTATTATTAGAAGTCTACTTGATAAAGATGCTCTAACTGAAGAAATGCTAAATATCTTACTAACAAAGTATTCTAGTGAAATTATTAACAGTGGAGATACTGGATTCTTTAAGATTAAAAATATTACTGTAAGTGATGAAGTGCTCTTAACTATTAATTCTAATTATGAATATGGAATAAGAGCCGACTTTACTCCTGTAGTAATAGAAGAGCCTATAGTAGCAGAAGAGTCTGCTCCTAAACCTGAAGACCTTCAATGGTTATAAAAATAAAAATATGGTAAGTGAAATTAAATTAGAATTTCCAGAATTTATTACACATATACCGCAGAATAAAAAAGTATGGATAAAGATTGGTTATAATAAAATTCATGCTTCCGTGCACTTTTCAACAAGAGCAGCCCTAGTGGCTGCTATGCACGGTTACATAGAAAAACATATTCCTGAGAATTTAACAATACAAGGTCCAGTAGAGACCGTTCTTACAGTGTATGCTCCCGTAAATTTCGGAGGAATGAAAATGATTCTAGATAAAGTTACAGGTAAACGAAAAGTTAGTTGGAAACTTGCAACTAAAGACTATAAAGCTAATTGGGATATTGGTAATTTAGCTTTAATTTGGCTTAAATGTCTAGACGACGTTCTTATTAAAAAGGGAATATTGCCTGATGATACTATAGAGCATCTTCAAAGAACAACTTATGAATTTGTTCCTGTAGCAACATTTAAGGAAAGAAAATTAGTATATAAAATTAAAACAATTAAATAATGAGTAGTTATAACGATATAAAAGCGATTAATCAAAGTAGTCTTAAGAAGATACTTATAAGTCCTAAAGAATATCTAAAAGCTAAAGAAAAACAAGAAAATGGGGAGCAGTCTATCGCTCCTCATTTTGTATTCGGCAGTGTTGTAGATATAATGTTAGTAGGATCTAAAGATGAGTTTGAGGAAAAGTTTGCTAGAATACCTGATGAGTCTAGATGCAGTGAATCTGTAAAAGCTATTGTAGATGCAGTTTTTGCTGAAATGTCCGCATTAGAAGGAACAGTGCAAGTGGATAGAGATATGGTTCTTAAGCATTGCAATAATTTGAGCTATTACAATAATTGGAAAGATGATACTAGAATAGATAAAATTCTAGCAGACGGTAAAGATTATTTTGAGCTATTAAAGACTACTCAAGGCAAGACTACTATTACAGAAAGTGAGTATGCTAGAGCTTTAAGTTGCGTAATGGCACTTAAGTCTGATCAATTTACTAAGCCGTATGTAGATAGAAAACATGA